TATATGAACTTTGCACTACACATTACTAAAAGAATTACAATGGGAAAGGACAACAGTTTAAATAAGAAAAGCATTGCGCAATCACTATATCTTGATGGTAATTATACACAAGAAGAAATTGCAGAGAAAGTTGGAACGACAAGACAAACGATTGCAAGATGGGCAGAGAAGGGAAAATGGCAAGAAATAAAAGCGTCCAAGACAATTACACCAGAGCAAATCATTTCACAATGGAGTTATCAAATTGTCGAAATCAATAATAACATTAGTTCACGACCACCAGGTGAACGCTTTGCAACGACACAAGAAGCCGATGCACTTGCGAAGATTGCAGGTGCTATCAAGAAACTAGAATCAGACATTGGAGTGCCAGACTGCGTGTCCGTTGCAATGCGTTTTTTATCGTGGCTAAGACCTATCGACATTGACAAAGCAAAAGAGTTCAACAACTTGTTTGACGCCTTTATTAAAGACCAAGCAAATAACAAAAAATAAATATGGTGAAATGGACCGATAAGCAAGCCCTTGCTATATGGGAAAAATACAATAAAGGACTTGCAAAAAATATAGACATAGACGAATCTCTATCTCGCTATGATATTGACAAAATGCGTGAGAGATTGGAGAAAGATCCTGTAGAGTGGATAAAATACTTCTTTCCAAGTTATGCAAAATACGAATTTGCACCCTTTCACATCAAAGCAATAAAACGACTTATTGAGAATGATGAATGGTACGAGGTTCTTTCATGGTCTAGAGAGCTCGCAAAGTCAACCGTTGTAATGTTCGTGTTAATGTATCTCACATTAACTAAGCGTAAGAAGTTTGTTGCACTTGCTTCTGCTACTATTGATGCAGCTGTGCGTTTGCTGACACCCTACAGAATTAACTTTGAAAGCAACCCTCGTATACAGCAGTTTTACGGCAAACAACCCGTGCTAGGTCAATGGACAGACCGAGAGTTCACTTGTACTTGTGGTGCTAAGTTTATTGCTATTGGTGCTGGTTCTGCTCCCCGTGGTATGCGTAATGAAGCAATTCGTCCTGATGTTATCTACATGGACGACTACGACACAGACGAAGACTGCAGAAATCCTGTAACACTGAATAAAAAGTGGGATTGGGTGGAAAAGGCTTTGTATCCTACACGTTCTATTTCTGAGCCTACACTGGTTATATGGTGTGGTAACATCATCGCTAAAGACTGTTGTATTACACGTGCTGGCAAACTTGCAAATAGTTGGGATATTGTGAATATTCGTGATAAAAACGGCAAAAGTACATGGCTTGCAAAGAATACAGAAGAACAGATAGATAGAACGCTATCAAAGATTAGCACTAAAGCGCAACAGGGAGAGTATTTTAACAACCCAGTATCGGAAGGAAAGATTTTCAAGAATCTTGTATATGGCAAAGTTCCATCATTAAAAAAGTTCCAATTTCTAATTGGGTATGGCGACCCTGCATATTCTGATTCAAAGAAAAAAGGAAGTTCTACCAAAGCCTTGTGGCTAATTGGTAAGCTTAAAGGCGTGTACTATGTTATAAAGGGTTTCCTTACACATGAAACAAACGCCAACTTTATAGGCTGGTATTTCGAACTCGACAAGTATGTAGCAAAGAAGACGAACGTGTATTGGTATATCGAAAACAATAAACTGCAAGACCCTTTTTATCAACAGGT